TGTTGGGCATATAGTACCTAAGATTCAAACTAAATGCTATGATTTATTCCCTGGTTCTTCATTAGAAGATGATTGGTTTAAAACAGCTGATGATGCTGCAGTTTGGTTTATGAATGAAGCTATGAGTAGATATGGATCTTATTTTAGTCCTGCTGAAAAGTGGAAGGGGACTAAAGAGGATGGATTATCTCTTATTAAAGATCAACTAATTCATAAATCAGTAGTAATATCTGATAGATGTAAGCAACTATTTATTGAAATGCAAAAATATGCAAAAGATAGTAAAGGTAAAATACCTAAAAGAAATGATCACTTAATTGATTGTTATAGATATCTTAACATATCTGCTAACTATGATTTTAGTACTATAGCTGAATTTGTTAGACATAAAGATCCTATTGAAAGAGGTAGATATAGAGGTTTTAATCATGATGAGTTAGATGATGATGAAATCTATAGTAATGTAGATAGTGGATTTGACTTAGATTTTATATTTTAGTTATAAATATAAACAATATTAATTTGACAGTATTTAAAGGAGTATATATACTAGTTTTATAAACAAGGCTTCAAACAAAACTATATACTCGTTGGGGCTTACAGCCCCTACAAGACTAAAGCTTAATTTAAAAACTAGTTTATAAAACTTAGTTATGAAACATTCATTTAAGATTTCTTTTCTGGTCAAGATTGCATACTATTGGGATGTAGTTTTTACCCTGGTAGACATATTTCAACTCAAGGTATATGTACGGCTTAAAGACAAGATAGATTTCTATACAAGAGAACAATATGATATAATAAACAACCGAAATAACGAGGATCATGATTCCTGGGAGGACATTAAGTAATGGATATTACAAGCATTTCACCTAATTTTCTAATATTTTTAACTATTTGTAGCATTTTAAGCTTGCTTTTTTGCACTATTTCTGTTATATTAGCTACTTATGCTGCGATTACGGTCAAGGCTATGGAGAAATCAACACATTCAGTAACGTATATGCCTGTAGATGAGCAAATTGATAAGGAAAATCAAGCATTTATGAGCGATTCTAAGGAGAAAGCTCCAGAATGGGCTACCTCTGATGATATGTTGAATAAGCAGCAAGATGCATTTAAAGAAGACTTAGAAGAACAATTTCCAGAGTTTGCTTTAGATGACGAAGATAAAAAGATTTATAGTTTTTAAGGATAACACATGTCAGATTTTTTAGAATCATTAGAAAGCGGTAAAGATAACGATGAAATCAAGAACTTACCCTTCTATAAAGCAGTAACTAAAGATGACGCTACTAAAATCAGCTACTTACAAAACCTAAAAGATGTATTACTTGAAGAGTCTCAAGAGCGTACCAGAACGCAAAGGGATAATTTAATGATGTACAGAGGTGTAAGTGTAAAGAAACACGATAGATATAGAGATAGGGATCGTAATTTCAGACGTTTAAACAAGTTAAATAAATTTGTTGTAAACCATCTGTACGACCTTACTGAAACTAAAGTGAGTCAGATGACTCGTATTAAGCCTTCTGTAGAAGTTCTACCTACGAACGATGAATGGCAAGATAGAGCATCAGCAACAGTAGTAAAGTCATTAGTAAAGCATTTATGGTACATTAACAACATTGATTACATAGTTCAAAGAATGCATAGACACGCTCGTATATTTGGAGAATCATACGCATTTTGTACATGGGATGAAACACTAGGTGATTTACATCCAACATATGTAGAAGCTAGAGATCAAGGTGTTAAATCTATTACATTACCAGATGGTACTACTCAAGATTTAAGTAAACCAATTAAAACAGGTGATGTTAAATATGAAATAGAATTACCTTGGAGAGTATTACTTCAAAGAAAATCATGTATTGAAGAAGTAGAATACTGTATTAGAGTAAAAATGACTCCTACAGCAGAACTAAAAGATGATTACGCAGATAAGAAAATACCTGATGCTAATGAAATTCCAGTATTCGATATGGAATCTTTAGAAGACAGATTCTTAGAAAATCACACTCCAGTATTTGAAATCTTTCATAAGAAAACAGATAAATTACCAGAAGGTAAATATATTAAATTTGTTGATGAAGCTATTTTAGAAGAAACAGATCTACCATATACTCATGGTGAATTACCTTTTATTAGATTAACTGACTTAGATGTACCTGATGTTCTAAATGGTGTTTCAAGATATGAAACTATTGGAGCAATTCAAGGTATGTATAATAATATATCTACATTAATTGCTAAAAACATATACTTAACTGCACATGCTAAATGGGTTATGCCACGAGGAGCAGCAAAGATTGAGCAATTAGGTAATGATAATACAGTTATTCAATATCAAGGTCCAGTAGCACCTCAATTAATACAACAAAATGGGAATGCTCCTGAAGTTTTCGCATTTAGAGATAAATTAAAAGAAGAAATGCAGGTTATCTATGGTTCTCATGGAGTATCTAGAGGTGAGATTCCTAAAGGGATTACAGCCGCTTCTGCTCTACAGTTTTTAAATGAATTAGAATCTGAAAGAGCTAGTACTGATATTGCTAAACACGGATTTTTAGTAAGAGACCTAGCAAGGATGACTATTGCAGTATCCGGTGACTATTATGATGTAGATGACGGAAGAATGGTTAGAATTGTTGGAGAAAATAATAAATATTTAATCAGACATTTTGATACAGCACATTTACATAAAACTTATGATGTAAGATTTGATAATTCAACAGGATTACCTGAAACTAAAGCAGCTAAATTTCAAAGAATATTAGATGCAATGCAGAGACATCCTCAAATGCTTTCACCAGAAAGATGGGAAGAATTATTAGAATTAGGTAATGTTGAAAAAATGCATTCGCTTATTGCTGAAGCTATTAAAGCCGCAGATTCAGAGAATGAAGATTTACTTGCTGGTCGTGAAGTAGCGATGCCAGAAGAGTGGGAAGATCATGTAGCTCACTGGGAATCACATGTTAGAGCAATGCAATCAAGACAAATTAAAGAAGAAGCAGATCCAGTAGCAGTAGCTAAATTAAAGGATCACTTATATTGGACAGAAGAAGCAATGTATGATAAAGCACAATTCAATCCAGAATTCGGAGCTAAATTAGCAACATTAACTAACTTTCCAGTTTTTAGACATCCAGGATTTCAAACACCGGCATCTAGAGAGCATAGCGCTGCACTAGTTCAAGGTCAAGCAAATAGAGGATCTGACGTAACAGCTCAGATTCCTGGTATAAGTAAAGAAGATTTAGCTGCATCAGAGCAAGCTTTAAATAGTGTTAAGTAAGGAGGAAAACTTAATGGGAGAATTAAACATAGAAAATACCGCACCAGCAGAAATCGCATCAATGGCTGTGGATAACAATAGTGATGATTTAGATTGGGATACAGTTGAAGACGTAGTAGACTTTGATGATAGTAGTGATACAACTGCTGAAGTAGAAGATAATACTACTGACGAAGGTATCAATAATATGGAATCAGGAGATGCATCAGACATTCTTGATGAGGTAAAAGAAATTGAAGATATTGATGAATCGGAAACTACTGATAATGAAGTTGAAAATAATTCTGAAACAGAAGAAACTGAAACAAAAGAAGAAGTAAAAAGTGATTCTGTTGATTTAAATAGTTTAGATGATGAATCTAAAATTACTGTTAAAATTGATGGTGAATTACAAGAAGTAAGTATTAAAGATTTTAAGAATGGTATTTCAGGTGAGAAAGCTATTGCTAAAAGATTTACTGAATATGATAAAAAAGAAAAAGAGTTTAATACTCAAATAGATCAGATTAATAATTTTATTTCTGAACTAGGTACTACAATGAAAGATAAGTCTATGGTTGAAGGCTTATATGAAATTGGTAAATTAAATAATTTAGCTCCTCACCAAATTAAAGCTAAATTAATTGAAGAAATGTTACCAGAAATTATCAGACTAGAGCAAATGTCTGAAGAAGAAAGACAATTAGAGTTCCAGAAATCAGAACTCGATTATACAAAGCAGCAACAAGAGTCCGAGATGAACAGACTTAAGACGGAGCAAGCCAATAAGGACCTCCAGTCGAAAGTAGACGCAGTTCGGGAAACTCATGCCATAAATGATGAAGAATGGAATAACGCTGTAAATTATTTAGATGAAAATCTACCGAAGCATGAAACTATTACTGCAGATCTAGTTGGAGAGTACGTCCAATACAATAGAGCTGATACATTAGCTAATGAT